GATACTATAGAAGATTACGCTAAAACTATACGAGACGATTTAAAAAATTATCAAGTAATTCAACGGGACGTATATCACTTTGCTATCATGGATGGTCCAGAGGTTTCTCTAAAGCAGGTAAATTTTAAAGATATGGAAAATGCAGCATTTAAAATAGATATTGCTAAGTGGAGCGGTGATAAATACGAAATAGAAGAGGAGGAATTTTCATCTTATACTGAATTAATAGAATATATTAATGATAAAACAAATATTTTAATTAAAAGTTTGGTGAAGTTATTTGATGTTGACGCTTGGGCTAAAACACTTGCTGATGAAAAAGAGGACCCTACATATTCTATAACTTTTCCCGAACGTAGATTAAAAGACCCACGGGCAATCGGTGGTGGGGTCGTGATTCCTGCTTATAGAAGGGCTGAAGTAAAAGAAGTAAAAGAAAACCTACAAGACCTATCTGAATCAATTAAAACGTACTACTATGAAGGTCTAACTAAACAAAATGTCATGTTTAAGGATTTACCTGAATTTGTTAAAACGCCCCAGTATCAGGCTTTAGAAAGAGAATTATCTGGAGACATTACTGCTAAAATGTCGGCGGTTTTATCAACAGGTAAGGCTACCCCACGATATGATGTAGAGTTATTTTCTAGCCTTAACGGGTTTATTTTAAAGTTAAACAGAGGGGACTTGGGAAGTTACACTAAAATCATACATGGCGAATGCGAGAATTTTATTAACTCTATCCTTAATTTATACAGACCTCTTGAGAGAGACGAGATAAAGAGTATTAAAAATAATTTAAGTGTTGTGTTTGGGAGGCTTCTACATGGATTGTTCGAAGATTCTAATGAGGATTACGAACCTGATAAATTTATGGGTAGAACTCTACAGTATTGGGATAATAAGTTTGAAGACATACTGGAACGTACTGGTAAGTCACCAACCCTTTCGTTTGTTAAATTAGGAAGAACACTAGAGAATCCTAAGATTAAAGAATACATTTTAACCGGCACTACTATGAGCAAAACAAATAAAGAAGGTGCTGCAACAGATAATACTTCTACGAAGGCTATAAGAAATGTAGTATATGAAGGCCCTAATAGTTTAATGAATAATTTAGTTAGAGCCAGAGAAAATTTAGGGGCTTTAGATGACCAATTTAAGAAAGCACTTATGACCTCATATGACCTAATCCGTAAAGGTAAAAAATTACCTATCCATGTAGGATTCTTAGATTCTAATTCGTATTCTGATAACGCCTATACTATTGCTACTATGGAACGCATTTATGGCATAGATATATATGCAACAGACATTGATGTTATTATTAAATCTCAGAACACTACTAAAGAATTAGTAAGTTATTTGGGCCTACCCGAAGAAATGGTGTATCACATAAGGGGGTTGTATAGATGGCTATAACTGTCTCAAATAAAGTTATTTCCGAGGCAGAGTTGCTGCAATTATACGCTGAATCTTACCCTAAATATAAAAACAAAAAGAAGGCTAATGGTCAAGACATGCCAAGCACTAGAACTCCTAGAGCGGCACAAAGCGTATTTCCTCCATTAAGTAGACAAACCCCGGATGGTTATTACGTTGCTATGGATGGAGATATTTTAGCAGGTTGGGCTGGGTGGAAAAAATTAGATGGCAATACATATCTTACTGCTGGTTCGGCAACAATGCCTGATTATAGAAAACAGGGAATACAAGAAATATTGTGGTCTAAAAGAGATATAGTTTTTGGAGGTGCTGCGGTTATTGCTATGGCAAATAATAGCCAACGTAAGTGGGTTAATTTTGTAGGTAAGTTTTATCCGAAAGCAACAGTAGATTTACTTCCCGATGATATACAAACGCAAGTGCAGGAAGCATTAGATTTTTATGAGGAACAAGGTAAAAATCCTAACATATTTTACAGAGGCCCCACTGAGGATAGTGCCATGCAAAAAGCATGGGTTGTCATTAAGGGGGAGTGATTATGTTTTTTGATATTATTAAAAAGGCTTCGGATAATTCAACGATGGATGCTGAATATTCTAAATTTAAGCAACTTATTAATAAAGTAAAAGGGGTCAGAGATTCTATACAAAAAGAGACAAATGAAATATTTGAGGGGTTAAAAGATGTTGTGGCCGGCGACCCTATAGCGTTTGATGAAGCAATGGACACTCTAATATTATGGCTACACAACTATAGCGATAGGCCGATAACTGAGGCTCAGAGAAACATAATGTCAATATTTTACGGTGACGAATATAGGCCAAGTTCACACGACAAAACTCTTTCTGCGATATCTGCCCTACTTTTGCAAAAAGAATATTTACATAAACCTTACCGCATATTCAAAATATTTACTCTTGAAGCGGTTAGGGGCACTTGGACTGAAGATATTGTAAATCGCAATTTACTTCATATTCTTGAAAATACAGAAACGTCAGTCAGTGAAAGGGGTATACTACATTTTCTAGGCGCCCAACTACCTGATGGCGACGGAGAATTTAAAGATTTAATAGGGCAGATTGATGATTGGTATTCTGCTCTATATAATAAAGTTAAAACTACGTCCGATGTAGATTTACTGGGTTCTTTTTTTGTGACGTGGAAGGATGACCCCACACAAGCAGCAAAAGCGTTAATACCATATATTACTAAATTCAGGGACCTTTTATTTCAAGAAATAAATCAATATCTTAATAAGTTGATTTCTGCTGAAAAAAAGTTAATGGACGTATTTGAAATTATAACACAACAAGTAAAAAAGATGGATGACTTATTTGGTAATCTAAGAGACATAGGTGCTGAAGTTAAAGTAGGTCGGCGGACGACCTCCGAAGATGATTACGATGGAATAACAATTACAATGGGAGAATATTTTTTTAATACATCATTGCCGAGATTACTCAGTCCAGAAGATTGCCCTACGCTGCAACACAAACCAACTAAAAGTCAGATTTGCATACAACAAGACCGTGGACACTATCGTAATATCCCTCAAGGGCCCATGTTTGATACTATATTTACTATATTCGCCCTCCTTGCGTCTCGACAAAAAGGTGTTGTGCCCCTTCTAGATTATTTTATATATCTTACAGATTTAGGCATAAATACTGAGGCACACTATTCAGAACATTTAAACATAGAGATAACTGGAGCAACTAAATCTCAGATTACCGCTTTTAGGCGAACTGTTGAGCACTTCAAAGGATTGCGGCTATTTAACTTTAGCGAATCTTCCTCACGAATTAGGACTAAAACATTACCTCCTATTAATACATTTATAAATAGATTTCGTAGAGAAAGAAAAAGGATACAAAGATAGATTTTAAAGGGTGATTAATTGGATAATAACTTATTATACGAAATGGATTTAAAAATGTCTAAAGGTAATTTTGATTATTTTTTTACTAAGGTATTAGGTTATGAAATGGCACCCTTTCATAAACAGTGGTTAGAAGAAGTACAGAGTAGTAATAGAACTGTTATTATTTGTTCTCGTGACCACGGCAAGTCGGTTTTTTTCCACTCTTGGTGTGTATTCCAATTATGTTTTCAGGAGCCTCCATATCAAATGCTGTATATTTCATCTAATCATAAACAAACAATGGTGCATATGAAAGATATTGACCGCATGTTTACTAACATACCACAGTTAAAGCGATTTAAGCCGAGGGCTGGTTGGGCTGTAGGTGCTATGCGCTTAACAAACGGAAATGAAATACTTGAGCGTTCCGTTGGTTCACAGATTCGTGGGCTTCACCCTCAAGAAATTATTATTGACGACCCACTAAAAGAGTTCTCAATGAATGCTATTCAACGTGTAACAGATTGGTTTTGGGGTGATATGATTCCCACATTACATCATACTGCTGCTTTACGAATGGTGGGGACTCCTTTTACTTACACGGATATTTTTTCACAACTATCTGAAAACCCAGCATATGAAGTTAAAAGATACCCTGCTATAAACCAAGCAGGTGAGGCTTTATGGCCTTCCAGATGGGACAAAGATAAATTAGAACAACGTAAAATAGAAATTGGTTCCAGTAAGTTTACTAGAGAATATCTATGTATTCCTATAAGCACAAACACCATGCTCTTTGCACCCGACCATATAGAAAAATGTAAGGACCGAGATGCAGTTCTTACATCATCTAGAATAGCCGAAGATAGAAGATACTATATTGGTTACGACCCAGCGATTTCAGCGAATGGCGATTGGACAGTAATGACTGTATTAGAGGTAGATGATGAAATGAATAAAAAAATAGTCCATATATTTAGAGCACAAGGTTTAGATTTTAGAGAACATATAATGCATGTTATGGACCTCTGTAGAAGATACCAACCGGAAATTGTTATGATTGAAACAAACACATTCGCTAAAGCGTTTTCTATGGAGTTAAAAAATATTAGTGACTTCCCAATAAAAGAATTTACCATGAGTAGAAAACGTAAAGAAGAAATTATTTTAAACTTACAAATGAATATTGATAATCATAAAATTATTTTTCCCTACGGTAATGAAGAATCAAGAAAGGTTAGTAGACAATTGATTCAGGAGTTAGAAGCCTTCGGTATTAATCACAATGGTAAGATAGAAGGCGTGGGCGCACATGACGATATGGTTATATCTTTAGCGTTGGCTAATTATGCTACAAAGAAGTTCTCGGATGTATTTACGCTACTCGATGATGAGGGAATCTTTAATAATGGCTCCCCGTCTATCCCCTTTATAGGTGGTGGTATCTATGGTATTAATTAAGTTCGATACAGACCAAATGCGGCAAGAATTGGACGAGTTAGACAGGGCAAAACAAGACGTTAAACAACAAGAAGAAGCAAGAGTTAAACCTATTGAGGAACGAATTAAACAGAACCTTAAAACTAAGTCAGAAATTAACTCTTGGTTAGACATGCAATCAGATTCAGAAATTGATGTAGTTAAGTCCATTTCTGCTATGTGTGGGGTGAATCTAACAAGTGCTATGTCTTTTATTCCTGCCTACCCTACCCCTCCTGTTGTTGGCGATAAAAATCTTCCTGATTTAGTAAAGGAGATGAGAAAAATCCGCAGAGGTCTAAAGGGTGGACAGCGTGATAGTATCGCTAAAGGTATTGACCACCTAATTACCGCATATCAAGAATACATCGGTAAATGTGTAGATTCTATTTATTGGCTCCGCCCATATCACTCCCCACTCTATGATTCAGGTCTATCCGAATCAAAAATCAAAAAACTATACAGTGTTAAGGATTCAGACCGTAGACAAACAATTATTGATAATCTTTGTAAAATGTGGGACGCTAAGTTAGAGCGTAGGGAATTAGATTACGGTCCAGAATACTCTACTTTAACAAAAGAAATCAATAAGGGTAAAAAAGAAATTTCATCCATACTTCGTTCTATTAAACATCAAGATATTAGAAAGTCCCGAAGAGAAAATATCGAAATAGAAATTAGAGATATTATTAATGAAAATCCGGGAATTACTTCTAATACTATTTTTGAGAAAATGAGTGAGAAACATGCAAAGTATTCCACACCATCTACGATTGCTAAGATGGCTATGACAATAGGCGCTACTAATGTAAATAGTGAATATTACCTTATTAGAGATGCTATTCGTAAAGATTTATATTCCTATGTTGCCGGCTTTATTGATTCGGATGGATATATTACTATGGATAGTAAGTACTCTCCGAGAGTAGGCATGGTCGCCACCGGTAATAGAGGTAGAGCCTTTTTTACTGAATTGGAGTCAGAACTAAAATGTGGTAGATTACATTTAGACCAAAAAGTAGGAGAAAATAATAGAAGTCAGCACCGACTAAATTTTTACAGTGCTAATGATATTGGGACTGTTTTAGATAAGTGTATTCCCCATCTTCGTATGAAAAAGAGTCAGGGGAGATTAGTCAAGGAAGCATTAAGAATTAAAAAGAATCATAAGAACCAACCGTGGGCAAAAGAACGCCTTAAGGAAATTTTCCAACTAATTAAATATGAAAACTGGAAGGATGCTAGGAACACTTATGAATTAGACAAGTATGGAGTTAATCCAGAAGTAGTAGTTAAGTATTTTGATAATGATAAAAATTCAATAATGGATGATTTAGAATCCATCGTAAAGGAGGAATAATATGGGAGTAAGAGATAGGCTAAGTAATTTAATCAGGAGAAGGACACCTACTCCTGTAGAAAAGGAAGTATATAATTTAGGTATACAAGAAAAGAAACACCCTCAACATATTTTGGGTCCTGCCCTATACAACGTAGCAGACCAATCTGTTGTTGTTAGGACGTGTATTACACAATTAAAAACGGAAATTTTTCGTCGAGGATATCAGTGGGAAAAGGCATTTTATAAAAAATGTACTAGTTGTGGTGAAGAATATCAATCAGAAATAGACGAGTGTTCTGTTTGTGGCTGTGTTGAATTTAGAGGCCCCGACCCCATG